GGTAATGTAGTAAGACGATATTCACCTGCGTTAATTGGGTTTACCCTAAACATTTGTTGGTATCCACCTGTAGCTGGTACATTTGCACCCACACCCAAACCTGGACCAACAAGTTGTTTTTCAACTGGAGAAAGATTATCCATTCGACCATGATCATACATACGATTCCGCATGTTCAAAATTTCTTGACCACCACTTCGCTGCTGCACGGACACATCCGCAAATGACTCCATCTCTCTCTTGTGGGGTACACCAACGCGCATCCCATAACTATTTTTATCTATTTCAGGTTCTTGTTTTTGAACTTGAACTTGAACCTTATCTTGCTGGGGCACACTTTCAGCCTTTTCAGCCCTTTTTCCTAGATTTCTACCGGCGTAGACAAGACCTGCAACAGCCATGATTGATATGGGATCAGCCATTCTTATTTCTTATTAACATTTTTATTAGAGTAGTATCTTTGCTGAAATAAACCATTTTGGAGCTCCGCTCGAGTGCTCGATGGTTCATATGTCATGCTTCTAAGAGGGACCTTACACTCCATGTTCGTGAGTGGGAAAAGATTACGCTCATACGTTTGGACTATGGTCTTGTTAAAACGAGAGGTGCTCTGTGGACGAAGTTGATCGCTAGTATCTATATGTTGTGCTGGAGATCCCTTACCAGCCTTGTATGGTGCGGTACCATACAACATGGTGTTGGGCCGGCATCCACCACAGTTAAGGGTACTGGGCTGGGGATATACAAAAACCTCCTCAGTCGCTTTGACGGGTGGGATGGCCTCTTTGTTTTGAACTATGGAAAGACCAGGTTGGAGCTGATATGCCATTTATTATTACATAAGAATTTTAATCTATCGCCTATCCGAATATGATGTAAGTCCACCATATGCTTCGAGTTGAACTCCACGGGCATCTGGGCTACAATACCGGTTGTTGCTCTTACACATTGGACCATTCTTTGGTCCATATAACCATTCAGCGAATCCTGTCTGGTCTCCTGGAATTTTCGTCACTGGATTGGAAACAAATTGACGATCTAATCCATTCCTCATGTATTTTGGTAATGGAGATCGAGAACGTCCAGAATCATATCTAACACTACCACTCGTGTCAGGTTGTACAGTGGAATAATAACAAGCTTCTAATCTATTTGGGGCATCTTCGAAATCTGTAATAAGAACGTTACCCATTGGATTATCTTGTGTTGGACGTTGACATTTTTCGCCACACTTTGTCGAAACGTAGGGCTCCTTAACCTTATTACTTCTGTAAAGAACAAAAATGACCGCCAAAGCAGTCATTCCTAAAACAAAAATACGCGGATCTCGACGAATGAGATAGATTACACAACACACGTAAATGATAAAACGCGTCGCCGCATTGACCCTCTCTTCTGGAGACTGATCATCCGATGGCCAGAATTCTGATATATGTTCAGAGCTAAGAAGTTCCTGAGGATTATCAAACCAAACCTTCATTTAGTATATGTGAAGGTTTATTTTTTCGGAAGACCACCAAGCATACTACTCATCATCTTCATCAAAGCATCCTGATCCAATGAACCGTTGTCGTTCTGCATCTTATCGGCACAATCCTTCGCAATCCCTTCAATCATACTCAGTGTGTCAGCTGGAATAGCTGTAATAGTCGTACCAAGCATGTAGAGAGTCTGAAGATACTGCCAGACAGCTGACTTTGTACTGTCTGACATTCGTGTCCAGTACGACTTAATATCAAGTTCCTTCAAAAAATCAATAGTTTCAATTTCCATGAGAAGAAACGTTTCATCTTTTGATGAAATCCTTTCTGCGTATGGTGAAACACCTGTCATAAATCCGTCAACAACAAGACGAGGGTTTGTCGTCTTGAGAAGATCGAAAGATGTTAACATCTTCTTAATGCCTTTTTCATCTGGAAAAGTCTTGTGCAATTCCACAAGAAATTGACCCATCATATCGTTAAACGCGGTAACGGACGCCATTTTCTTATTATAAGTATACAATCTTTAAGTTTAGAAAGGATCACTAGAAATAGCTTCCTTTTTACCTAAACCCTGTGAAACTATGAAAAACACCAAAATCGCAACAAGAACAGCTGGTTTGGTGTACTTGTTCAACTCCAGTTTTCCTTCGTTGTTGAGGTAAGCTTTGGCATGAATATACCCAGCAGTAATACCACCGGCGATGAGAGCGGCACTCATGGGATCGCGTAGATAGTCTGAGAGTTCCATTTAATTATAACGGGGATTTTTTCTGGTGCGGTCTGGTGCGTCACCAAAAAGAACTCCGTCATCTTCTTGTTCTAATGGTGGTTGTTCTGGTTCTGGTTCTGGTTCCGGTTCAAATGCTTTGACACCTGGCACAGTTTTAAATTCATTTTCTAAACCAGTTGGAATGGGGTCTTCCATTGGTGCTTCCTCCATCGGTGCTTCCTCCATTGGTGCTTCCTCCATTGGTGCCCCTTCCATTGGATCCCCTTCCATTGGAGCCTCTTCCATTGGAGGACCATAGTCGTCTAACACATCTGGATCGGGACTATCTTCGATTTCTCCACCGAGATCGATGTTTCCAGAATCTTGAGACATATACGTCTGGAGAATTTGTTGAACAGGGATGAGATCTTTTACAGATGTCTCGATACAAACACAGATCCGAGCAGTTAATTTTTCGTCGCGGACATATTCACTTTGTTCCTCGTGGAAAATGTACGGATCCTTGTACAAATCCTTCGCTGCATTGTTGTAGCACGTTTGAATGAACACCTCGTTGGTGGGCAACTTGAGTGCAATTTTTTTGTTATCGGACTTGAGACGTACCGCTGAAAGAATCTTAGTACACGCGACAAATACCGCAGCGAGAAGGTCACTGAACCATGCACATCGACCAGCAATATTGTCCGCGTGTTGTTTGGACATCGCATTTGACCAGTTTGGAACTTCTTTGAGAAGCTTTTGATACATAATCAAAACTTTGCGACCCTTTGAGAGGGTGTTGGCTTCATTATATAATTCATGGAAAACTTCAATCATAGCGGGACACATGATATGACAGAGTTGCCCCATGTATTCCTTCTTCGCTTCTACCATTATATTGAGTGGATCTGACATGATTTATATGATAAAAGGGTTTTAAATTTTGTGATTTTACTACGCACCCCGCCTGTATTCATTTGCCATCTTTTTCAAATTCATCAAAGTTGGAAATTCCACTTCATCATCATCTTCTTCAGTTTTATCTTTTTTCTTTTTTTGAATTTCCCATGATACATATAGATCGTGATCACTTATACGTTTGACGATAAAACCACCCAAACTAAATTGTCTTGCTATGTATCGCGCGGCCGCTTGTCTATCAAACACTGGGTGTCCAACTAAAAATAAAGGTATGGTCAAAAACAAATGTTTATGTCCAAGTTCAGCAGATTGTTTAATTTTAGCGGAAAATTGTTCATAAATTTTTTTGTATATATTTTTTCGAATCTCTTTTCGTTTCTCTTCTACCTTTATTACATCGTTGATGTGTAACATTATAATTACTGGAGTTTAATTTTTGCGGAATCAAACTCATCTTTGGTGGGTACCGCTACCTCTTTCACAATTTGATAATCAACAAACTCCTTCGCTTGAGAGCCTTCTGTGAAGGGAGTAATATCACTTGGTGCCTGAACATCAAGAGGTTGTGAACGAAGAGCGATAAGGCGGACATTTTTACCCTTCACTTCGAAAGAAGCGACAACGGAAAACCCGAATGAAAAGCCGTTGTTCTTGATAACCATAAACATACATTCAAAAATGCTGTCCTCTTCACCCCTGTACTGATTGACCGAGGTCGTCTCAATGATGTACGTGCATACACCAGTTCGTGTTGAGATTTCCTTGTTCGCCTTCAAGACAAACTCTTCTATCATGTCATTGTCAACACTAGTTTCAACTTTCGTATATTTTGATAGATCTGGTCTGGGATCATCTAACTGAACTCGCTCGACAGGTTTCGTGTACCCCGCCATACCGAAAGACTCTCTCTTGGTCAGAAGAATAAGTGCGATTACAATCGATGCTATCACGAATATATAATTCATCTTTACTATACTGCGTTAATTTTTTTTTACAAATTAAAAATTATATACTAGATATGTCTCTGCTGATATATAGTCCGAGGTGCAAACATTCAATGGATGTGATCGAATACATCAATAAACATCAACAGCTGAAACAACTTGTTCATTTTCATAACATTAATACACAGGGCATACCACCAAATTATAAAAATAAAATCAACCGAGTTCCCACGATGCTTACGAAAAATGGTAAAATTTTGGTGGGTAACGAAATAAAAAATTGGCTTGACTCACTTTTACCCAAACAGGAAGTTTCCAACTGGGGATTTGGCGATGGCTGTTCCATGTCTACCCTCGATGGTGGGGATGACACAAGTATCTTCCGTCTCGATGAATATGGAAAATCTTTACAACCCGCGATGACAAAAGAACTTCAGGAAAAGATTAGTCGTGATGTATCAAAAGGTGAACCATATACAGATTTAAAGATGTAACGCTTTACAAATTATAGATGAAGTTTGTCACTATTCAAGCTACGGCTTTAAAGTCGACGTTTGAAGTATTAAAGGATATTTTGAATGACGTAAACATCTACTTTAAACCAGATG